TATTATTGATGAAATGAATGGGGTTAGGGATGAGATCTTTAGTGCGATATTGGACTCTATGACTGATCCAAACAACTTTTTCATTGGTATGTACAACCCAACAAGGACTAGTGGATATGCATATGATACCCATTTCAATCCATCGATTAGTGAATTTACAATTAATCTTCACTGGAATGCTGAAGATAGTGATAGGATTAGTAAAGAATATTTGAAGAACTTACAGAATCGTTATGGTGGTAGGGATAGTAATGAATATAGGGTATCAGTGCTTGGTGAACCCCCTGATGCAGAAGATAATGCTTTGATTCCTTATAGGTATGTTAATGAAGCATTATCTCGTCAACCATCCCCCAAGAATGATTACCCATATTGTTTTGGTATCGATGTTGCCCGTTCAGGTGGTGATAAGTCATGTGTTTGTATCCGAAAAGGTTTTGATATAATAGATTTCAAGTATATTAATGGGGTGGATGTGTTTGTGTTTTCCGAAGATGTATATAGATTAGCAGAGGAATACAAACCAGAGCAGATCATTGTGGATAGTAGTGGACTGGGTGTGGGTTACTACGATGCAGTTAGAAAACTATACCCACAACAAACAGTTGGTATTGGATTTGGGGATGGAGCAAGGCAGAAGGATAAGTATCGTTATATGCGGGACGAAATGTGGCACCGAATGAGAGGGTTGTTTATGAAGGAACCAATTACTATACCAAACAATGAGAGATTGCGTGTTGCTTTGTCAACTACAAGATTTAAGGATGATGGAGGAAAGATTAAATTGGAACCCAAGGATTTAGTGAGAAAACGGATCTCGTTCTCTCCTGATGAGGCAGATGCCCTTTGCCTATCTTTTGCTGGAAATGACTTACAACGACACAATAGTTATGCCAAGGAAGATTTTGAAGATGGTTATGACAGGGCATATGCCGAATTGAAGAGTAGATCAGGCAGTTGGATGAGCACTTAAGGGGATAATATGAGCGAAGAAGCACCAAAACGAAAGAGTAGAAGGCAAGATCCTGTATGGAAGGAAGATAAACAAAAAAACCGTAAGGAAACCAAGGAAGCAGTTGAACTAATCAATGATTTACGGTTTGAGAAAGGTGAAGAACCGCTTGAAGCAGACAGAGATAGTTCCCGTAGATTAGTTTCTACTGAATTAGATGCTACCAAGAAGGAACTTGTTAAAAGAAATAAGGAATTAGCAGAGATACGAGAAAAACTTGGTTCAAACGACCTGAAGAAAGGTTTGGAATTATCAAGAGAAGAACTATCTGCTATGGGCATTACCCTTAAAAGTAACATAGGTCATGGAAAATTGGGTTCTTTATCTAAGGAAATGAGGGAAAAAGTGAACACAGAGATAGGTTCTGCTCTATTAGACAAGGCAATGTCAATTATGAACAATATGTTTGATAATATGGAAGCATTAAATAATGAACCATTTCATAAAAGAGCATTAGCATTGGGTATTATTTTGGATAAAGCAAGGATATTCAATGGTGAGACTGCCACAACTTCAAAAGTAGATGTTTCCGTAACCCATACAGTATCTGATCTTATTAGTAAATCATCCCAGAAGAAATTGGGTAACTTGTTTTCTGCTGAAAAGGATGCAGAAATAATCGATGTAACCACAAATAAGACCAATAATTCAGAAAATATACCTGACAATGACGAAGATGCGGAGAATTGGTAGTGAAAATTATATAAGTAGTAGTAGAGACAACCTTAGAGGACAAAAATTATGCTATTCAGGACTACTCAAACATCAAAACATCGTCACATTATTTACTTACATAGGGACGAAACTGGTAGTATTTCAGGATTTACCACAGAAAACAACAAACATTCACACCCGATTGTGGTAGATGAGAATGGTTTGATTAATTTGCTACCTGCCGGTAAAAATTCACACATCCATGAGTTAGATAAACCATTAGACTATACACCTGAAGATAATGAATTAGAAACAGATGAAGAAAAGATTGCCCAAATTAAGGAATACATCAAAATAGCAACCCAATTAGATGAAAAATCCATTGAGGATGGTCAAATAGCAGAGAAATATTATGCAGGGGAGCAATGGGATGATGCAGATGTTGCAATATTGAAGAAGAATGAACGACCTGCCATTACCTTGAACGAGATTGCCCCTAAGATTGACTTGTTGTGTGGTAATTTTAGGCAAAATAAAACTGACATTACCTTTTACCCTAAAGAAGGTGGTGATGCAAATGTAGCAAGGATATCCACCGAAATGTTTAAGCATATTGCAACCTTCAATGATTTTGAGGTAACAGAAACTGAGATATTTAAGGATCAGGTAGTCCCCGGTCGTGGTATAATTTGCTTATATACTGATTATGACAGGAACATGTTTGGTGAGGTAGTAATTGAACGATTACCTTGGAAAGATGTTTCATTTGGACCACACCTTAGATGGGATTTGCGAGATTGTGAGTATGCAGTTATCAAGAAAAAGGTACCTTTAAAGAAGTTACTTCAACTATACCCAGAATTTAAGGATGAATTAAAGAGTCCAAAACCAGAAACTGAACCAGTTATCTCTACCCAGACATATTTAGGGGAAGATTATGATATACCTGAGACTTCATCCCTTGAAAGGAAGTTGGGAGAAACAGTTTACGATGTATGGGAGAGAGCATATGAGACTATCTATAGTATTGCTGATATAGAAAATGGGTTTGTAACCTCAGTTAATAATATCTCGAAGAAGGATATTGCAGAATTAGAGGGACTTGGGTTATCAGTTATCAAGAGGGTTATCCGTAAGATGAATGTTTATCTCATGTGTAATAGTTTGTTACTTGAAGAGAGGCAAGAAGATCAAGATTTCTTTCCAGTTACCCCAGTATATGGTAAGCGTGATAGTGACATGAACTTTTACGGAAAGGTTAAAGAAGTATTGGATGTTCAAAATTTAATTAATAAATTAGTTAGTCAATCAACAGACATATTATCGAGACAAACCTCTTATGGTTTTTACTATGATGACAACACTTTTAATACCAAAAAGGAAGAGGATCAATGGGCAAACAATGTAGCAAAACCGGGGTTCCGTGCTAAAGTAAAAGACATTGGCAAGATACCTGTGCAAACCCAAGGAACTAAATTTCCTTCTGAGTTGGTGCAGTTACAGAATGACGCTTCTATGAAGATGTTGACTATTATGAACCTTGCAGAAGAGTCATTAGGGTTCTCTTCTAGGGAAGTATCTTCAACTGCTATCGTAGAGAAGAATAGGAATGCTATGAAGGCACAGCAATTCTTAATGGATAACTTTGATCATGCTAAAAAACTATTGGCAAGGAATGTAATTAAGATGGTTCAAAAGGTGTACACCCCTGAGCGTGTCTTAAGGTTGCTTGGAAATACTAATCCAAAGTCAGAAGAAGACCAGATGAAAAATGCACAATTACAAGAAACTATTAAAATGTTTTTTGAAGATGAAGATCTTGTTACATTGGATATTGTTTCAAGTTTGTCTGTTTATAGTGCCACTGCTCGTTCTGCTTCTTTCAGTACATTGATGGAAATGTCTAGGAATGGTATGCCTATTACACCAGACATTATCATCGAAGCATCAGACATGCCTAATAAAGAAAGTATCTTGACTAATTTGCGTGGTCAACAAGCGTCACAAGCAAAGAGTGAACAGGACAAGAACGACACAGAATTGAAAAAGACCCTCTATGCCAAGTTAGACCCTGCTCAAGCACAGCAAATTATGGCACAAAATATGCAACAAAATCAACAACAACCACAATAATTAAATAGTACAGAAAATTTTATATAAATATATTTCAGCGAGATACCTGTTACAGACCTCGTAGTTCTCCCAAGGACACTTCGTAACGACGAACCCAATTTTAAATAAAGGAGTTTATATGGCAAAAGTTTACAACAATGCCAATTCATTTTCACCCGATGCAAATGCAAAGGACACTGGGAATACGAGCGATGCCGAATCGTTCACCAGATTTGATATTACAGATGCAGAACCAGAGAATACCGATCAAGAAACCACAGACACGGACAGTGAGGTAGAAGAAGGTGATGAAGAAGTAGTAGAAGAATCAAACACACAAGAGGATACCCCTTCGCAAGAAGAATCCACTAGTGAAACTTCACTTGGTGAAATAACGACTGAACTTGAAACAATGAAGCAAAGGTATGCCAATGCCCAACAATTAATTGGAAAACATTCATCCGAACTTCATCAATTAAGGCAGTTTTATGCTGAACATCAACAAAGACAGACTCAGGCACCAGAGGAAAAAGGTGAGATTTTAGATGAATTCATCAAAGATCCCCGTGCTACTTTGGAGAAGGAGTTTGTCAGACGACAACAACTTGAAAACCAACAAAGACAGATTGAATCGCAAAGGATTGCTCAGAATACTCAGTATGTAGATAGTCAGATCCCGAATAAGGACACCCTGAATAACTTAGTATTGGAAATCGCAAAGCAAGACGGTATAGCAAATCCAACTATGGATATGCTTAACCAATCAATTCAAACAGACCCTGTGTTGGCAGTGAGTTATTATCGTCGTGCCCAATTGCTGGCAGAACTACGAGAAACAAAGACTAAAGGTAAGAAGACAATCGATACGATTGCTAAGAATTCAAGAAAACCTTCCCAACTTAATTCAAATGTTTCCACAAGCAAACAAACCTTTTCTTATTCAGATAAAGAACTTAGTTCTCTTTCTGACGCAGAATTTAAGGCATTAATGAAACAATACAAACTATAGTCCATTAACAGGAGATACTCACATGGCAACTAAAACTATTGCCGCAGCAGATGCGGTAGCAAAAAAACTTTATGGAGAAGAACTTTGGAGACAATCCTTGGTCGCTCCTTTCTTCGCACCCTTTAAAGGTGGTGCTGATGCAATGATTAATGTGAAGAGACAGCTTGAAGCTGGTGCTGGAAGCTCTATCAAATTCGCATATATCAACAAACTTGTAGGTGCTTACAAAACTGAAGGTCAAGCATTAGAGAACAACGAAATGTCTTTTTCTGATAGCACTATGGATATTACCCTTGGTCTAATAAAGGGAGCTGTCAGGATAGACAACGAAATGTCTGTACAACGCAGTATGTACGACCTTCCTGCCGAAGCAAAGACCCTCATCTCCAAGTGGCATACGGAAACTGAAGACCAAATCGCAATGAATACATTGTTTTCTGGTCACTCCAATAACTATTGGACTGGAACCGCAACCGCTTCTACTGATGTAGTAGACAAGTTGACTTTGACTGACCTTTCCAAATTGGCAATCCTTGCTGAAACTGGTGGTGGAAATCGTGATTTTGATCCAATCGCTCCTATTAAGGTCGATGGTGAAAAACTATGGATTTTCCTCTGTCATCCAAATGTTTATTATGATTTGACCACAACCGACACTAACTGGAATCTTGCAGTTCGTGAAGCTCGTGAGCGTTCTGCTTCGAATCCGTTGTTCACCAGAGTTAAAGCAAAATGGCAGAATATTTTGGTATGCACGAGCGAAAGATGCCCCACCTATAGTAACTGGTCCTCGACTGGTGACAAAGTAGGTGCTGAATCTATGTTGTTAGGTGCCCAAGCATTGTTCATGGCAAATGGTAAGAACCCTGAATTGATCCAAAAAGATTTTGGATATAATGAAACTGTTGGATATGCTATTAAGGCAATCTATACCTATGCTCGTCCGAAATTTGGTTCGTTTGACCAAGCATCTATTCAAGTCAACAGTCTTGCGACTGGTGTTTCACTTTAATCTAAAGGAGATAAAACAATGAGCACAATTACATATTTTACCGACCGTTCTGCCCCTATTGGTGGAACAAAAAGCGTTGTTCTTAAAAAGGAAGAGTTAATAGACTTTTCCTTATCCCCAGCGTTGAGCGGAGATACTGTAACCGTTATCGACATCGAAGCAGGGGATATTGTCCTTTCTGCTGGAATGAAGATCGTTACTGGTGAGACAGGGACTGTTGAATTTGGTTATGGTGTAGACGATAATTATTTCATCACATCCCAGTCTGTAGCATCTGCTGGTATTGTGGTAGCGAACGGAGCATCGGTTACCGCTGGCAGTCTTGCTTTTGCCGCTGCTGATACTCTTGATTTGGTACTTTCCGCAGATTTGGATAGTGCTAAGATCGCAGTTTATGCTGTCATTATCAAGACAGAGAACTAAGCAGGCATAAATTTTTACAAATGGGTGGTAGTGGTTTATAATCATTACTACCCATTTTGTTTTAAACAGAATGAAAATATATAAATAGGTTATAGAGAGAGGAATTCCCATGCAAGTATTATGTAACACAACCCAAGCACAAACTATCTATCCCCCACATAGTGCATTTGAAGGAAATAATCAAATTTCTTTTCTTGCACAAGGTCTTGCAGTAGGGGAAAATGTAATGATTGAGTTTAGTATTGATGGTGTAACATGGACCCAATTGTATCAATATAATTATGCAGTAAAACTATCATCTATAAACAATGTTTTGGGATGTTATGCTCCATGTAGGATTCGTCTTGTAAAACCTGCAACAGCAAGTGCTGTTACTATAGCAATGGGAACCTCTAACACAGTTCAATCATAAGGAGTATCATGAGTATCATTGGTAATCTTACAACAGTTCCTGTATACCCCGGAGATTTACATGTAGAAGGTAACTACACGGTTACTGGTGATGCTACAATATATGGTGATTTGCGTGTATTTCAAAATACATATGTATCTACCGATACTTATGTTACTGACCCCATAACAGTAGTTAACTACCTTTCTGGTGCTCCTGTTAGTGGTGTTGAAACAAGATATTCTGGATTAGAAGTAGATCGTGGATTACTAACCAATTATCAATTCGTATTTGATGAGAATGATGATTCCTTTAGGGTTGGTGAGGTAGGAGATCTTCAAGCAGTAGCAACTAGAGAAGATAATCCAATTTTAAATGCGTTTCCATATTGGAATAATACAGCAAAAAGGTTTGATACAACTGCAACCTTTACTACTGCCACTATGGTAACTTTTTCTGACCTAACCTATGCCAACCTACAAGCAGAATTAGATCCACACTATATCAATACAATTGGTGGGACAATGGTTGGTGATTTGAATTTCACTAATGGATCAACAGTAAACTTACAAAACTTTGGATCAGACGAAAATCTTTTGAGATGTGATCCATCAGGTGATATCGTTGAGAGTGGACTAAAAGTAAGCAATTCCCCTGTCGGGGGTAGTGGTATTGCTATTATGGAATATGCTTCGGAACCAACACTTGCCTCTTGCCCAGTTGGGTTTATATGGGCACAGGCAGTAAATGCAACAACTAAGAAGATATGTTTTTACAATGGTACTGATGTGTTTAGTGTCGAATTATATAAACAATAATGATTGCTCTAACCCACACACTCTCTATCTCAGGGAATCATATATTTGTCATTCCTGCTGGTTTAGCATTATCTGATGAACCAAATACCCCAAGTTTGTATTGGGATGCTAATGGTTTAACAGCAAATCGCACAGATGGTGCTGGAACTTGGACAACTGCTAATCTATGGCAAGACTCATTAGGTGCTAATACCAATTGGGTAAGTAATTATAAAGCGGTCATCGGTAATGGTGGAGCAGGTGGAATAATCGCAATAACAGGACCAGTTACAGTATATGGAATCACCTTTAATGCTTATACTGGAACCTATACTTTAGGAACAGCAGGACAAACATTTAACCTATCTCAAGGTATTAATAAGAAATCTGGAACTGGAATCTGCATTATTGCTAGTAATATTACTTTACAGAATGCTAATTGGTTTTTAAACAACTCAACGACACCGTTAAACATCATCAGCACACTAAACACTAATGGATATTCTCTGACTTATAAGGGAACTGGACTATTAGACTTTTCAACTAATGTGAATGCGGTAATTTCAGGGACTGGTGGCATCACTGTTTTATCTGGTAGAGTAATTTTAGGGACTAACACAGTTCCTGCTCATACATATAGTGGACCGACTATATCAAAAGGTGGAGTGCTCCAGTTTGCCAACAATATTCCTGCAAACAGCAATATCGTTCTTAATGGTGGTATTATTGAGTCGTATTGGACGAGTGGTTTGACCAGAACCCAAGGAACAGGGGTAGGGCAAATACAGGTGATAGGAGGTATAAGTGGATTTTCATTAAACGCAAACAATTCTTGCACTTTCAATATCGGAAATATGACATGGGGTAGTGCATATTTTAATCCTTCAAAGTTGGTTTTACAATCTCAATATAGTCAAGGAACATCGGTAGTTACATTGGCAGGAACGATCAATTTAAATGGGGCAACCAGAACGATTTTAGTAAATGGTGGTGTGACAGGTGGTGCAACTGGTGCATTATCGGGAGTCGTTAGTGGAAATGTTGGCATCAATAAGGAAGGAGTTGGTATATTAAGATTATCTGGATTAAATACTTTTACTGGTCCAATCACTGTTTTTGCTGGATCACTTGCTTGGACTGGAACCGTGGTATCGTCTTATGACAATAACCCACTTGGTAGGTCAAGTCCTATTGCTTCTAACCTTATTCTGTATAATCAAACATCTATCACCCATCAAGGTTCCACTGCTACATGTGATAGGTTATTTACTGTTCTTGGATCTATTGGGATTGCCAATACAGGAACTGGTCCCATTACATTTTCAGCAACTGGTGCATTGGAATATGGAACTGTAGATAAGTTTAGAGCATTAACATTTTTAGGAACACAATTAGGAAATAACATCTTTGCTCCAGTCATTGCTGACAACGGTGCAGTTCAGACATTTGTAACTAAGATTGGATTGGGGACTTGGAATCTTAGTGGAGTTAATACCTACACTGGACCAACCTCCATTACTAGAGGAATATTAAGGGTTACTGGATCAATAGTTAGTGCTTCAACAATTAACAATGCCTACTTAGAAGGTTCTAATGTTAGTGGTGGAACAGCAACTGTTGGAAATGTCACTATTAATAATGTGGCAAATTCTAATCTTAGAGCAGGAACCGCTGGTAATAACACTTTAAATACGGGAAATGTTACATTTTTAGGAACAAGTTCACGATTGGTTGTTGATTGTATCACAGGTTCAGTCAGCAAAGTAAATGTAACTGGGGATGTTACATTAGCAGGGGTTGGTGTAGTTATTAATGGAACAGCAGGAACAGGTGTATGGGATGTTATGGTAGCAACTGGAACCATAAGTGGTGCCGTAAATAAAATTTCTGGAACAGGAACTCTTGCGATAGATGTAACAGGAAAGAAACTACAATTAACTGTAGCATAAGCAATATATAAATAGGTATAGGAGATAAATCAAATGTCACACACTAAATTACATGCCCAAGAGCACACTTCAGGAGTTGATGCTATTCAAATGTCATCCCCATCCCAAATAGGGTTGATGTCTGCTGAACAAGCACTCATTGTTAGTGGTGTCGCAGAGATTAGTGGTGGTTTAACACAACTTGATGCTCGTTATGTCAATGTTGACGGGGATACAATGACTGGTTCATTAAATATCTCTGGATCATTAGATGTAGTAGGTAATGTTGATTTTCAAGGTTCATTAGATGTAGTAGGTAATGTTGATTTTCAAGGTTCATTAGTAGTTGCTGGAACTTTTGATGCTTCTGATGCTGATGCTGATACAGTTAAGGTAGGTGATGGTTTTGTTGATGTTGCCAATACTGTAAGAGCAACAGACCTCCACGCAAAGACCTCATTACATGTAGGTGAATATAGAGCAACTGGTGATTGGACAAGTGATACTGCCGATACTAACTTACCATATGTTACTATTACACCAAATAAATTAAATCATTATCACGACCAAGGAGCGACAGTAAATACTTCCTTTAATATTGCGGTAGATGATATTACTTTCATTGAATTAAAAAAAGACACAGTATCTGCTCCTCCTGCTAACCAATATGAAGGAATGTCAACCCAAGTTTCTATTTTAGAACCTCTATTCGTTCAAGGGCAGTTCGTAGTTAATAATGATTCATATTTCTTAGGAGAAATTAATCAAATTAGTGGGGCAGGTTATGCCGTTTTAAATGATACTAATGTTAGAGGGGAGTTAAATGTTACTAATGATATCGTATTAGAAACTGGTGGAATTAGGGTAAACGATATTTCAACTGTTTTGTCATTGACTGACAATACCAATGGAACAGTAACTTTAAGTGAAATTGCATACATTGTTGACAATGGTGTGGATACTAACGGGGACACCATACTTGGAACAATTAGTTTTGACTCAACAGTAGCAACAATTGATGCCACTGATAGTTTATCTACAACAGAAGCAACCGATGAGATGTTAATTCGTGATGCTTCCGATGGTTTTAAACTCAAAACAATAGCATTTAGCGACCTTCCTGTTGCTATTTCTGGTGCTCAAGGTATTCAGGGAATTCAAGGTGAGCAAGGTATTCAAGGTGAAACTGGACCACAAGGTATCCAAGGAATTCAAGGTATTCAAGGTATCCAAGGTGAAACTGGAGCAACTGGACCACAAGGTATCCAAGGTGAAACTGGAGCAACTGGTGCTCAAGGTGAAACTGGACCACAAGGTATCCAAGGTGAAACTGGACCACAAGGTATTCAAGGAATTCAAGGTGAAACTGGAGCAACTGGAGCAACTGGTGCTCAAGGTATTCAAGGAATTCAGGGTGAAACTGGAGCAACTGGTGCTCAAGGTATTCAAGGAATTCAAGGTGAAACTGGAGCAACTGGTGCTCAAGGTATTCAAGGACCACAAGGTGCTACAGGAGCAACTGGTGCTCAAGGTATTCAAGGAATTCAAGGTGAAACTGGTCCTGCTGGTGCTACTATTGCTAATATTGAATGGGTTGCAGATCCTACAGGTCCATTAGGTACAGCAATAGCATATGGAAAGGGAGTTTATGTTTCGGCAGGGGACGATGGGTCGCAGGATGTAAGATACTCATACGATTTGATTAATTGGAATAGTTGTGGTTTAGGTTCTGGAAGTGTAAATTTTCTATCAGTTGCTTATGGTAACGGTATTTTTGTTGCCATTAGTGATTATGGATCAAACAGGGTTGCTACATCTGAAGATGGTATTAATTGGACACTTAGATCCGTACTTGGTAATGATGACGCATGGAGGAGTATTACTTTCGGTAATGGGGTGTTTGTTGCTGTTGGAGATAACAATGTTGCAGGAACAGATAATATTATGAAATCAACTGATGGTATTACATGGACAGGTTATGATATTGGTGATGGACGATGGTTGAAGGTCATATATGCAAATAGTCTTTTCGTTGCTATAGGACTGGATTATTCTGGTAATAAAAAACCAATTGCTACTTCTCCTGATGGTGCTACTTGGACTACCAGAGGTATCTCTACATCGACTTGGTTAAATGATGTAACATGGGGAAATGATCTGTTTGTTGCCGTAGGTTTATATCCTTTGGTAATGACTTCTCCAGATGGGTTGACTTGGACAGAAACAGTCGCAGTTGGTTCAGATAATTTTGAGATAGTTGAATATGGTTCTGGGTATTTCTTGGCAACCAGAGAAACTGCTGTTATTGGAGAAATAAATTTAGTATATTCCACCGATGGAGTAACTTGGACTTCTCATCAAGTATTTCCTACTGGAAGTTCTATGTATGATATATCTGATTTATCGTATATTAATGGTATTTTTTACGCAACAAATACCAACTTAAAACTAATTGCGGAGACATACACACCAAGTCTAACTATGCTTTCTGGTCCTACAGTCTCGCATATTTCAACAGATTTAAATGTAATAGGAGGAAATAGATTATCAATACCTACTTCATATGCAGTAAGAAATTATGTTCAAAATACAGTATCTCCTTGGTTAAGTAGTTTTACTTCAAGAAACACCACTACTAATGAGTGGAGAAGTGTAGCATATGGTAATAACATTTGGGTCGCAGTAGGTTATGGTCCTACTAATGTAGTGATAACATCTCCTGATGGTATCACATGGACTACACGGACTGCCGCTGGGGATAATGATGATTTTTGGGGTGTATGTTTTGGGAATGGTATATTCGTAGCAGTTAGTGATACGATAGATAAGGTGATAACATCTCCTGATGGTATTACTTGGACTGTTAGGACTTCCGCAGGGTCCGTAGAACACTGGAATGATGTAGCATTCGGAAATGGTCTGTTCGTAGCAGTTGGTAGTTCAGCAGGATCATATAGGGTAATGACCTCTCCTGATGGTATCACATGGACTGCTAGAACTACTCCAGCAGATACCGATGGTTGGTATGGTATCACTTATGGAAATAATTTATGGGTAGCAGTCGGTGTAGGTACAACTACTACAGCAAGAGTCATGACATCTCCAGATGCTATTACATGGACGATTAGAAGTTATGGCACAGATACATGGTTGTCTGTTGCTTATGGTAATGGAACCTATGTTGGAGTAGGTGAAGGAACAAATAAAGTTATTACATCTTATGATGGTATTACTTGGACTACACGGACTGCCGCTGGGGATAATGACAACTGGCAACATGTTATTTATGGTAATGGAATGTTTATCGCACTTAGCAATGCTGGAGATCGTATGATGACTTCCCGTGATGGTATTACATGGACCGCAGTATCTATTTTGAACAACACACAATCTTGGTATGGTATTGCCTATAACAGAGAACAATCAATGTTTGTATCGGTTGGGACAGATATTATTGCTACTGCTACTACTGGTATAGAGTTAGTATAATGACAACCACTAACCACACCCCTGAACAGCAAGCAACTTGCCAGAACGCACTTGAGAAGAATCTAAAGGAATTCCTATCTGTAGCATTAGGAGAATTACAGAATCGTATACTGTTAGAAATGAAGAATATGATGCTGGAGAATAACAACAAACTTTACGAAAATCTTGGTAAACAGGAAATGGAGTTGATGTTGGTGAAGAGAGACATAGAAAATATCAAAAGTATTATGTTACACGAACAAAACCAGTTGAATCAATTCAAAAAAGAAACCAGAGAACGAATTGGTGAATTAACTAATGTTCAATCAACTGCTAAAGGTGCTATTGGTCTTGGTCAATGGCTTATCGGGACAGGAATCGTTGGTGGTGTAATCTCTATTATTGTTACAGTTTATGCAATTTTCGGAGGTAAATAATGCCAACTTATAACACTTCAGGTTTAAACTCATGGGTAATGACTGAAAGAGATATTATTCATCGTGCTGGTAGGATAGTGGGTGCTATTGGAAATTCCGATAGTATGAACTCAAATGAATATGCAGACGCAAGGATGGCACTAAACGGTGTAATCCAAGGACTAATCAATGAAGGTGCAGGGATGTGGAAAAGAGAATGGATTATTCAATCCTTCAATCCACTTTCTAAAGTAGTTGGCAGTGATGGTTCTAACTATTACTGCTTGAAACCACATACAGCAACTTCTAATACTCAACCTGTTACAGGTGATGATTACCAAACATATTGGGATAATGGTGAGTCTACATTAACTGCTTGGGTAAGTGGTGCTTCATATACTTCAAGTAATCAATTCACTTACACTAACGATATCATTGATATTGAGAAGATGTTTGTAAGGGATAGTGGATATGACTATATTGTTGATAAGATTTCTTTGGATGATTTTTTCGCATTGGGATCAAAATCTTCTTTCACCACTACAATGCCAACTAATTTCGCAGTTGAAAACAAATTGAATAGTTCAATAGTTCATCTCTATCCACTTCCTATCGTAGATACGGATGTAAAGATACATATGCTTGTAACTAAGAGAATATATGATACTGATACCACAGGTGAGCATGTAGATCTACCTGTTGAATTTCTTGAATCTTTGACTTATTTACTTGCTTCCCGTCTTGCTGACGAATACCACTTAGATCTTTCAGAACGAGGATATTTAATAAATAAGGCAGAAGAACTTAAACGCAGAGCAATGGGCAAAGAATCAAGAGATTTTAGTTCATCTTTCGTTTCTCCAAACTTTTCTTATAGGTAACATATGGTCCAAATCACACAATTATTAATTCCGTATTACTATCAGGGTGATGTGTTGGTAGGTGGATCAGCAGAATTTTTTCGTGCAGAAACTACTACCCCTTACACTGTTTTCGTAGACTCCAATGGTAATGGTGGTGCTACTACTCGTCCCTTTGAGAGTGATGGAACTCTTGTGGCATTCACAGATGGAACTTCTGACTTAAAGATTGTAATAAAGGATTCTGATGGTGCTGTTATTCAAACATTTGACAATCTATACTACGATAGAGGATCATCTAGTGTTACTGTAAATGGAAAGGTAGCAATTGATGGTTCGTCTACTATGACAGGTAATTTAGATTTAGGCAATAACTCCATAACTAACGGTGGGAATATTACACTAGGAACTAACAAAGCATTAGTAGTGTTACACGGTGGAACCCCTATTGTTGCTCCACAAGACGGTTTAGTAATTAGTGAGACTGCTGGTTATGTATCAATAAGAGGTGGGGAAAACTTAACGGTTTATGATAACGGTTCATTGGCAATGACTGTAGATTCTGCCATGACCACTTTACCAACTGGTTTAACGGTTGGTGGTGTTAATATCCTAAGTACCATATCCACAATTAATCAAACCATTGCTGGGGCATCTTATGTATCAAAAACAGGAGATACTATGTCTGGTGCTTTGACTATGGGCAACCAGAACATACAAACAGTAAATGCTTTAGACGCAAAACAATTAACAATTAAAAATATTGGAGGGGTTGCACAATGGTATATTGACGACAACTTACAATTTCAAATTAAAAACTCAGCATCTGCATTAGTATTCACAGTTAACTCTTTAGGTGCAATAAAAAGTGGATCAGGGACTGCTTCACTACCTTCCTATAGTTTTATAACAGATACAGATACTGGTATGAGTAGTTCTGTATCCAATACATTAGATTTTAGTACAGGTGGCACAAAGAGATTATCAATTAGTGCTACAGGTGCTGTTGAATTAGCAACGAGTTTGAAATTGCCTACTGGGGCAACAATAAACGAGATAAGTATAGACGGAACAATGGCAGGAAATTCTGACAGTTGTTGTCCGACAGAGAAAGCAACTAAGACTTATGCTGATACCAAACTTACAGGAACCCTTTCAACCGATGGTACTTTAGCAGATAATAGTGATACCAAAGTTTGTTCACAAAAAGCAGTTAAAACTTATGCTGATACCAAACTTACAGGAACCCTTTCAACAGATGGTACTTTAGCAGATAATAGTGATACAAAAGTTTGTTCGCAGAAGGCAACTAAGACTTATGCAGATACTAAAATAGCAGGAACCCTTTCAACAGATGGTACTTTAGCAGATAATAGTGATACAAATGTAAGTTCGCAGAAAGCAGTTAAAACTTATATTGCTAATATTCTTGGTGGTGGTCGTCATGGATCGTATACCACTTCTACAGTAGGCAATGGTTCATCTAATCCAATTACAATTACACATAGTCTAGGTGAAAAGATCGTAAATGTTGTGATTATGAGAAACTCAGATAATAAGATGGTAATAGCAGATGTTACCTTTACAGACACTAATAGTATCTCTATCTTATTCGGAACAACCCCAACAACTAATCAATATTCAGTGAAATGCTTCAACTAAAATGGATATCGTAAAGAATCTAGAGATTGATAGCACATTAGATTGTGTAGGTATCACTACAGATTCACTTTCATTAGTATTTGGGACTACTGCTGGGACTATATGTGAAGGCAACGATCCACGCATAACAAGCACAAAAACACTAGTAGAACACGCAAACAGTCATGTGGATGGGACAGATGATATTCAACTTGCTACTACATCGCAAAATGGTTTAATGAGTTCTGTAAATGCTTTTAAATTGGAAACATGTGAGACTGGTGCAAACATTACAAACACAAGCACAGTTACATCGGCAGGCACTTTTATGAAAAATGAAACCTCTGCCGCAGGTTGTGGTTTTTTTCTAAATGAAAACGATATGGCATCTAACAGTAGCACGAAAATATGTTCACAGTCCAGTGTCAAAGCATATATTGACTCAAAAATATCTTCTGGGTTGGGGTTTGATTGGTCAGTAGATCATAACAATGGTGAATTGAACTATGACTTTTATTCTCCAGAAGGGATATGTTTTATGTATTGGATTGCAGATGCTAATACCTATGGTTATTGCACTATAGATCTCTCTAATAATAATTTCACAACTATTACTAAATATGGCACATTTACAGGAACTTTGAATTACACCTCACAATATATAAATGGCACAAACAAAATAGCATTGAATAGAGTTATGTATGGTAATCATATCCGTGTGTTATATTATTATCAAACTGGTCAAATTAATTGGTTCATGTTGAGGTAATCATGTCAATAGAATTTAACTCAGATATCGTTGTGGATGGCACAGTAAATTGTCAGACATTGAAAATAAAAGGTGTAGCAGTCACACTAGGGAGTCCTGTTGTTTTTGGGACTACTTCTGGGACTACAGTTGAAGGAAATGATACTAGACTAGATGCTGGAACTATAACTGTATTCACCCATGCCTCTAATCACACGAATGGGCAAGACAATATTCAACTTGCTACAGCATCACAGGCAGGTTTAATGACCTCTACTCAAGTAACTAAACTAAATGGGATTTCCACTGATGCCGATGTGACTAACGCAAGTAATGTATCAGCATCTGAAGGATTGTTAAAAAGTGATACTACTATAGCAGGTGCTGGTTTTCTTGATTTGATTATCTCAAGAAGTGATACTAAAATTGCAGTTCAATCTGAAATCAAATCATATATAGATACTTATGCCTCTACTGGTGGATTATCAATGCAAGATGTAATAGATTTTCATATGGCAGGTCCGTATGTCTAATATAGTATCAAATACATTAGTAAATGGAACTGTAGATTGTTCAGAATTGAAAATAAATGGTGTTACACAATATAGTGCCAAATTACCATTTGGAACAACTACTGGTACTGCATGTGAAGGAGATGACCCAAGATTATCTGGATCAGGAACATCCAATATCGTAGATCACGCAGAGACGCATGTTAATTCCGATGATATCCAAATTGCTACAGCATCGCAAAAAGGTTTAATGAGTGCCTCACAAGCATCAAAATTGGATAGCATTACCGATGGGGCAGATAGCACAACTTCAATTAAGATTTCAGATACTGGAGGTATTGTCAAAACTGCTACATCAACAACAGGTTTTGGATGGATAATAGACGAAGATACGATGATTTCAAATTCGGCAACAAAATGTCCATCAAATCAAAGTGTATACGAATACACAAAAACTAAAATACCAAATTCTTCTTCAGCAATTCAAACTGCTACCATAAATAGTGGACCAGAATACGAACTTACAAGGAAAACAAGTGGTTTATTAATACTTAATTGGACTTGTGGAGATAGACAGGGACAATTCGGAACAGTAAGTGTAACGCATGGACGATTAATCAGGGACATCGCAACTGAAAAGTTATGTGCTACTTCACTTTATAAGGATGGGTTTTCAGCAATACAAGTATATGTGGACGCAGTTACTTCTGAAGAAGAGAATGAAAGTTTTGATTTTGGTTATGTATTAGGAGAAAAACAAGTATGGAGTTATGTTCACACCCCTCCGTCTCAAATTACTGTAGCATATCTAGTCAGGATGAGAATTCAAAAACACACTGGTGATATAACAAAACTTTTATTTGATGGTACTCCAAAAGATTTAAGAATTCAATGGTGTGTTGTTTAGGGGAAAAAAATGAGTGAACTTGTAAAAATAGAACTAAAAGGAATATCATCTTATGGAGAGGACATTTCTAGAATAGGGGCAGATAAAGCAGTTAATGTATTCCTAGATAACGCAGGGTATATTCGTGGTCGTGGTGGTCTAAAAAGGATTACTACAACAGGTGCTACATTACCTGATCAGAAAATTGATGGAATTTTTTATTGGACAAGTAAAGACTTAACAATGATTGTTTGTGGTGGTGGTTTGTATAAAATGGATTCCTATAATGCTGTTACTTTGATTGGAACAGGATTGTCTATAAACAAAAGAACATCATTTTGTGTGGTTCGCACGAACACTGGTGTTGAATCATTGGCAGTTGCTAATACAAGTGATATATACATCTATGACCAACAAAACAATACATGGACTAATACATATGCCCTTGACTCAGATACACCACGACAAGTAAAAACTATTTGCTTTTTAGATGGGTATCTGATTGCTTTGCCAACTAATAGTAATCAATTTTACTATTCACAGGTTGGAGATCCACAAGACTGGAATTTGCTTTCGTTTGCCAATGCCGAGGCAAACAGCGACATTATTGAGAATATGGTGGTTAAAGGACAATACTTGTATCTGTTTGGAACAGATACTATTGAACTATGGTATGACGATGGTGCTACACCTTTCATAAGACTTGCTGGTGCAGTTATCGAAAACGGAACACCTTCACCATTTACTGCTTGTAAGGTGGAGGAATTCATGTTCTTTTTTGATAATAAGAGAAGAATTTGCGTAGTGGAAGGACAAGCAAGTTATAAGGTAGTTTCTGGTAATATAGATCGGTATTTACAGTCTTTGGACTCCATAGAAGATGCCTATGCGTTTCCTATCATACATCAAGGTAGAGTATTTTACTGCATTAATTTTCCTACCTCTACAAGAACCACTTGGGACGGATCTACAGAAGTAGGCATTTGCTTTGTTTATGATATTCAATCACAACAGTTCTTCGAATGGAACAGGTGGACAGGTTCACAATATGGTCGTTTTCCTGTAAATTGCGAAGCATACTGTTCACTACAGCAAAGGCAGATTCTTGGAAAGATAAATAGTGGTATACTGTATGAACTTGACGAAAATATTTATCAGGATGATGGTGCAACAATGAGATGTGAATATGTGACTGGTTACTTGGATCATGGTATTCAAGTAATAAAACGAATAAGAAAATTAAGATGGAAAGCAACCTCTGGTAGTTCTACTACTTCAACGGTTTATCAATTTAACAAACGATTCAATGGAAACAGTGAATGGAATTTGACTACACCTTTATCTTTACAAGTTGGTGTATCATCTTTGAACCAAAACCACATACAGATAAACAACATTGGAACCTATAGAACAGCACAATACCAAATAACAACATCATCTGATTCTCCTACTTGTTTTGGAGAGATAGTTCTTGAGGCAGACTTGCTGATGTCATAATGTCGTTTCCAAGATTAATTCCACCAGTTCCTAACACAATTAAAGATGTGGTAGAGAAACAGTTTTTTGAGAAAATGCGTCAAACCATTCTCCAGATACAGACAGATACCAGTGGTGTATCTGGAGCACCTCCATATCTATCTCTTGCTGGTGGCACTATGACAGGTGACATCACCCTTGGAGCATACGCTGGACACCCATCAGTTATTTTGGCAGTTGACGCATATGGTAAAATTAGTCTTACTAACAAAACTATTGGAGATCTTATACAGGGCAATTTCGTTGAAATTACTGGTGACACGATGACAGGAAATCTTATTGTGCCAAGGGTTTTGTATTCAGCACCCGTTGAGATTCATGCCCCACTTATTAGTCATGAGGTTCAGGCAAATGACTTCTTCGGTAGTGCTGTTGCTATGAGTCAGGATGGTTCTGTGCTTGCTGTTTCTGCCCCACAAAGAGATTTAGTAACAGGTATCGTCTACATTTTTGACTGGAATGGCAGTATGTGGGTGGAAAGAGAGCAGGTCCAATCAAATGATGCTACAACTACAGAGGCATTTGGGACTGGTATTGCTCTATCTGCAAATGGTGATGTATTAATCGTGGGGGCACAGTTTTGGGATGGAACATTCAATAACCAAGGTTCGGTTTACACCTTTGACTTCATTAACGGAAAATATGTTCAACGAGGTTTACCATTAACTGCGGCAGATGCCGCTACTAGTGACCAACACGGTGTAGCAGTAGCAACGAATTCTACTGGAACTACATTGGTAGTTGGTGCCCAAGCATGGGAGGGATCATTGACTAATCAAGGTGCAGTGTATGTTTACGATTGGAATGGCAGTTCTTGGGTGAAAAGAGGTGATACATTGGTTGCTTCTGATCCTGCAAGTAATGATTACTTTGGAACTGCTCTTGCTATGTCACCAGATGGTACAATTTTACTAGTTGGTGCTTATCAATGGGAAGGGATTTCTACTAACCAAGGAGCAGTCTATAGATTTATGTGGAATGGGTATGCTTGGGTAGAGCAAACAATACTATATGCTTCAGATGCTTCCAGTAATGATTCTTTTGGTAATGCCATAGCACTCTCTCAGGATGGAAACATATTGGCAGTGGGAGCATATGACAAGAATGTGACATATAACTATGAAGGACAGGTGTATATTTATGACTGGGATGGAGACTCGTATGTCGAACGATTGAAATTTAATTCCCCAGATCCTTCTGGTAGTTCAGAAGGATTTGGTTCTGGTATAGCATTTAATGCTGATGCGTCTTTTTGCGTAGTAGGGGCAAAAAAACAGGCAGTGAATGCTGGTCAAGGTGTAGTATATACATTTGCTTTAGACCCTGTGGGACGACCTAACACCCATACTGGAAATGGTAATGTAGGTTTTGGAACACCAATCGCAAACAAAAAAGTAGAAATCAATGATGAGAATGGTGAAGCTCTTAGATTATCACATAATAATAACGAATATGTTGATTTTGATGTATCCAGCACAGGTGATTTAACAATTAATCCTAGTGGTTACGATACTATTAATAATGGGACTTTTACGGTAACCTCTATATCTGGTGCCAATGGTAGTTTGGTTTCCGTTGATAATGCAGGAAAACTTTCGCTTAGTGGTATTTCTTCTACTTCTATATCTGGAATTGAGTCAACTATTGGTGATCACGAAGGTAGGATTAGTGCTCTTGAAGGGATAGATAATTCTGGATATGCTTTAACTTCAACCGTTGCTTCAATAAGTGGAACTCTTCAATCGCAAATCACAAATAATGATAATGATATTAATGGTTTAATTGCTATTAGTGGAAACCACGAATCAAGGATAGATACACTAGAATCATACGACATAGAATCAAGATTAGATACACTAGAATCATATGATCACTCTGTATTTGCTCTCACTTCAACAGTTGCTTCCATAAGTGGTAATATTCAAGACCAAATCACAGGTTTAGTTGCTATTTCTGGTGACCATGAATCACGAATTGATAATCTTGAAGCATATGACCATTCTGTATTTGCTCTCACTTCAACAGTTGCTTCCATAAGTGGCAATCTACAAAACCAAATCACAACAAATGATAATGATATTACAGGATTACAGGCAATTAGTGGAAACCACGAAGCAAGAATTGATGCTCTTGAAGCATATGATGATTCAGGTTTTGTTGTTAATGCTACATTAGCATCTATTTCTGGCAATCTTCAAGACCAAATAACTTCTAACGATAATGATATCATTAATTTAAATCTAACCTTTGGGGAATATGGTAATTACCTTTTGACTGTAACCAACTCCATTGATACATTAAATAGTAAAATAATCGTACTAACAGATGCTGACATAGATATTTATTCTACAATTGGTGCTATTAGTGGGGATTTACAGGATCAAATAACAAGTAATGATGGAGATATTAGTGATTTATTTGATATTACTTCTGGTTTAATTGCTATTAGTGGTGACCATGACTCAAGAATTATTGATTTAGAAAACTACGATCATTCAATATATGCTCTACAAACAACAGTTGACTCAATTAGTGGTCAAGTTTTAAGTAATAATCTTGATATATTAAATCTAAGAACTGATGTAAACACTATCTCAGGTGATCTTGATATATTGGAAACCTACACTTCTGGAATTACAGGAGGTTTAACCCAATTAGATGATAGATTTATTAATGTTGATGGTGACACTATGACAGGTCCATTTTCAATATCAAATGCTACCCACTCTCTTGACTTCTCTAACAATTCTAATTTTTTGCGTATTGATACAAGTGGTGATAATGCTATTCTTGATTTAAAGAGAGCAGGAACTTCCAGACTTATATTTTCTGGTAATGATATTCTTTCTCATAGTTCAGTAACTAAGTTTTCCATTGAAGGAACTACAGAATCAGATTCAATATCTGGTGGGCAATTACAGGTTAAAGGTGGTGCTGGATTCATGAAAAATGTGAATGTTGGTGGAACCCTATCAATTAACGATGTTACTTTTACGAATACAATCTCAGGTGGAACTTTTACTGCCACTGGTGATTTCCTCAAAATAATTACCCCTTCTGGGGATAGGTATCTAAACCTATACGAAATTATATAAATAGACTTAGGAGACGAAAATATGGGTTACGATTGGAATGATTTTACAGATAGTGTCAGCAACACTTGGGATAATATTGAACGCATCGCAGAAGATGTGGCAGGTGCTATCCCAGAGATGGTTCAAGGTGCCGTCGCAGGGTTCCAAGTCGGAGGGGTCTGGGGAGCAGTAGGGGGGGCAGCACTCGGATTAGCAACAGGTATCCGTGGTGACGAACTTGCTGATGCCCAACAAGAATCTATTGATCGTGCCAATGCTCAAATTGCCGCAGGTATTTCTAGAACTATTGCGATGGAGTCTCTATACTCAGAATTACAAGTTCAGTATTTGAGTGAAGTTTACAAAACAACCAAGGAAGATATTACTGCAAGATTACGCTCCGATCCCAAACTGATAGTCGATGCTTACAAAAAATTAGAGTCTACATTAGATCCTACAATCACCGAACGATATAGTGCAGAAATGGCAGGTTTGGAGAAGTTCCTAACCGACGCTAACCCTGCGACTCTAAAGGCAGTTAATGATGGTTTTGCCTCTGCAAACACATACATGTCAGAAGCAGATAGACTTATTCTTTCTTCGTACGATGTTGCTACCGAAACCATGGAAGATGGTATTAAAACCCTAAAAGCAAAATATGGTGATATTTCAACTATCCTTGCTGGAGTCTCTAAAGGTGGTGACAAAGTAATCTCTGAGAACAGTGTTATTGCTAAAGATGCTTATACTTCTGGTGCTGTCCGAGCAAAAGAAACATTAGGTGCTGGTTCAAATGAAGCAATTACTGCCCTAAGAATGGGACAGGATTTTTCTGCCAAATCATTAGTAAACAGTCAAATTTCAGCAAAGGAAGCACTATTTAATTCTCAGACTACAGCAAATACAGCAATTGGAACTGGAGTTACTAATGCCTCTACTGCTATCAATCAAGGAGAAGCATCAAGTGCTGGTTCCCTACGAGATGCCCTTAACAACGCAAATGCTACTTTAGGCAATGCTAACGCAAATGCTAATTCAGCATTAGGGACTGGAGCAAATACAGCAAATCAAGCACTCACAAATAACCAAAATCAAGCAAATCAAGCACTTGGGCAGGGATTAACAAATGCTAATCAAACTCTTGGTTTTGCTGGTCAATTTGCTAATCAAGCATTGGGTCAAGGTCTTCAAGCAGGAACTGGAACACTTGCTCAAGGTGCTAATACAGCAAATCAAGCACTTGGACAAGGATTACAATCTGGTAATCAAGTATTAGGACAAGGTTTGCAATCTGGAGTAGGAGCACTTGGGCAAGGTGCTAATACAGCAAATCAAGCACTTGGACAAGGATTACAATCTGGTAATCAAGCACTTAACCAAGGATTGCAAACTGGAAATCAAGCACTCATGGGTTCTCAAAATACAGCAACTGGAGCACTTGGTCAAGGATACCAAGCAGGTAATCAAGCATTGGGTCAAGGATACCAAGCAGGTAATCAAGCATTGGGTCAAGGACTTCAATCTGGAAATCAATTATTAGGACAAGGAGCAAATCAAGCAACGGGAGCACTCTCAACAGGTCAAAATACAGCAATAGGAGCACTACAGGGATCACAACAATCTGGTGCCCAAGTATTGGATGCCACCACTGGTCAACAACTAGCAATAGGGCAAGGTGGTCTTCGTCAGGCACTGGATCAAGGGACACCATATGCTACATCTGGAGTTGCTGGATTGGGAGCTTTTGCAGAAAGCGCCCTAAATCCCGATAATGCCGTCTTCAAGAAACAATTAGCAACAGCTCAGATAGCTCTCGACCGCAGTTTAAGCGCAAGGGGGTTACTAAACTCGGGGACGGCCATCCAAGCTCAATCAAATTTACTGTCCGATTTAACAAATAAGGAAATCGAAAGGCAAGTTTCTTTACAGAAGGATTTAGCGACCATGGGAATCCAGACGGTCGCACAAAACCAAGGATTGATTGCCGATCAAACGAGAGCAGATATTGCCTCCATCGCCACGAGTGCTGGACTCAGAGTCGGGTTGGAGCAATCTGTTGCCCAAAATATTGCATCGGTTGCTACTGGAACTGCCGCAAATCTGTCTAATGTTGCTCAGAATACTTCTCAACAATACAATCAAAACTACCAAAACAATGCTCAGTTGTATAACCAAAATGCACAGAATACTGCACAGTTGTACAACCAAAATGCTCAACAATACGGGCAAAACTTGTCGCAAAATGCGTTGAATGTTGGGCAAAACTTATCTCAAAATGCTCAAAACACAGCACAACAACAAGCACAACTATACGGAAAAACTGCGGAGCAACAAGCACAAGTTGCGCAGGCACAATCACAAGCACAAGCACAACTATACGGACAGACCGCACAATCACAAGCACAGATGTATGGTCAATCTGCGGAGCAACAAGCACAAATTACACAGCAAATTGCTTCTCTACAAGCACAGATGTATGGTCAATCTGCGGAGCAACAAGCACAAATTGCTCAACAAATTGCTTCTCTACAAGCACAGCAATACGGGCAAACTGCTCAACAATATTCACAAAATGCTATGAATGTTGGACAGAATTTGTCACAAAATGCTATGAATGTTGGTCAAGGTGTATCCCAAAACCAAATGGCAACTGGACAAAACCAAGCACAACTATATGGTCAAATTGGACAGAACTTGTCCAATGTTTATCAAAACTCTGCTACTCAGAATGCCAATAACCAAATGCAAGCAGGTCAACAATACTCATCAAATGCTATGAATGTTGGGCAAAACTTGTCACAGAATTCTATGACTGTAGGGCAAGGTTTGGCACAAGGTTTCCAAAATACCGCACAGAATATCGCAAATGTTCAAACTGGAACTGCAACACAACAAGCAAATATCCAATCTCAACTCGGTCAAGACTTAGCACAACTATCTGCTATGACAATGGAGCAAAAGGTGATGCTTCTCAAGGAAGTCGGGCAACTTAATGCTAACTATACAGCAAAATCTGCCTCAGATTTGTTGCAGATCGACACTATACTTGCTAATCAAGCAATTAGTAATGGTATACAAAGGGGAGAAATATCAAGTCAAGTCGCTACTAATATGATGAATCAAGGTATTCAGACTGGTAACATTCTTGGAACACTAACTTCTAACATTGCAGGTGTAAGAGAAGCAGGAATTGCTAATGCTAACCAACAAACACTTAATCAACAAACACAATTGTTAGGTTTAAGACAAGCAGGAACTTTGGGTGCGCTTAATTCTCAAAATGCTCTTCAAAATCAATTGACCGCAATGCCTCAAGATTTATATTCTGACACCTACTCTATAACTAGGCCATCATTAACGACCCAAGAAAATCTAGAGCTTGGCGCAGCTAATGCAGCTGCACAAGCATCCTTTGCCGCTGCTGAAAGAAATGCCCAACAAGCAGCACAAAATAACGCAAACTTCAATAGTATGTTAAGTGCCGCAGGAACCTTTGCTGGTAGTTCAGCAGGGCAAAATGCTATTAGTGGAATCAAGAGTTGGGGAGCAAACTTGTTTGGTGGTAGCACTCCTACTACTACTGGTGTGCAAGGTGTTACTCCTTACAATCCTACAGGTGGTGGACTGAATTCATATAACCCACAGTTCACTTCATATGCCCCACAAACATCTACATTTACCCCTAACTACAGTCTCAGAAAAGCAACAGGACTAAGGGAAAATTTACCATACTAAGAGGAAACAAACATGGCAATGCAATTAAATAGTGGTGCAGGAGTGAACACAGGTTTACTCGCAGGGTTCAGGTCAGCGATGGACATGAAAACACCAGAGAGAGTTACTGTGGATGTTACTAACTTTACCAAAGCATACAATGCTGGTGAGGATAGGAGAATTGCGGAAGCAGAACGCAAAAGACAAAAAGAAAAAGATGAGGAAGATCAGCGTCTTGCCAGAGAAACTTTTCGTGAAACTAACAAATTAAGTAAAGAAACATTGGCACTAAATAAAGAAAAGTTTATCGAAGATATTGAATCGAACAAGTATATCAATCGTCTCCGTCAAGCAGAAGCAGATACGATGAAAGATAAGATCGATGTTGATAGGTCTAGGGTGGGTCTTGGCAGGGACCAACTTAATCAAGAAATCACTCAGGATACCCGATTGGAACTCGCAGAGGTAAGACAATATCAAGAGGCAGTTCTGAAGATGGCAGAGGGAACTAGTGATCCCAAATCTCGTCAAAAGTTAGCAGAAACATACAATAAAAATCCATTGGTATCAAAATATAAAATGGAAATGTCTGAGGATCAGTTCGGAAAGATTGCATTCAAACCTCCTGTAGTAGCAGAACGATCTATCTCCAAACAAGGTAGTGAATTCGTAGGTACAGGTGCAAAAGATAGTAGGGAAGCAAATACTGCTATTGCAGGGGTTGACCAATCCTTAGAATTGATCGATAGACTTGAAGAAGGTAATGTGGAGACAGGATTATTCTCTGGCATCAAACAAAAATTAGGATCTGGAATGAAAGCGATTGGTATGGATAATGCTTTTGTAGATGAATCTCAGGATCTAGAAACACTAACCAAATCGTTACTTGCTACATCCCAATCGATGATTAAACCACTTGTCGGTGCCGCTCCAACAGAGAAAGAAGGGGAGAGGGTAATTGCAAGCATGGGTACCACGCAAGATAGTAAACAAGTTCTAAAATCAACTCAAAAACTAATCAAAACAGGACTGCAACAACAAATTGAAACTAAAGGTATGGAGAATGATTTGGTAATTAGAAATCCAGACAACTTAGTATCTGCCCCTAAGATAGTTTCGCAAATCCAAAGTTTTCCAAAGATCATTGTTGGACAAGATAATAAAGTAATGACCTTTTATGAATTCTCAGAAAATGAGATGAGGAAGAATCCAGAATCTACATACATAGAGAGACGAGAAAAGTGGGCAAGATTATACAGAAATACCTACAATACCGATAGATATATTGGTACTCAAAATTATAAAAAAGAGATCCTAGATTATTTGGATTCCACAGAAGATAACAACATCCGTCAGAGAGCGCAATAATATGAGTGAATTTGATGATATCTACAATGAAATAAACAAAACCCCTCCTAAAAAACAGAAATACGAAACCGTAAGAAAAAAGAAGGATGATGAGGAAGAGTTTAATTCCATTTTTGAAGAGATAAATGGTAGGACACGACCTCCTCGTAATACGGAATTCGATGGGCAAAGAGCACAGATAGTAGATATGACTGGTGAGGGTATGACTGCACCAGTAGAACAATTACCTCCAGAACCTAAAAGACCAGTTGATCCAATGGCAATACAGATGGACCAGAATGTAATGGGAAGTGGAGCAACCATGACACAGCAATTGGATGCTCAAGGTAATCTAGTTGCCCCTGCTATTCCACAACCTCAAGGACCACAAACCTATCAACCTGAAGATGTTAGAAATGTTTTTCGTGGGGGAATGAATATCCCAACACAGGGTAATTATTTTATGAATTTCCTAAAAGATATTGCAGTAAACAATCCACAGGCACGAGAAGAGAATCTAAAAGAAATGTTCGGCAAAAACTATAAAGAAACCGTTAACACAAAAGATGGAAAAATGATGATAGTAGAGGACGACAAAGGTAATACCCGTCAGTTGTTACTGGATGCCCCTAATATAGGGAATGAAACCATCATGGAGAACATTAACAATATGGCATCTGATATGCCAGACTTTACCTTTGAATTCCTAAAATATCGATTGGGGATGAAAGCATTAGGATCGATACCTGTAGTAGGTGGTCTATTCAATGTCACTGATAAAACTGGTAAATTGGCAATGGCAAGCAAGAATGCATTGGGTGGGGGAGTAATAGAGGGTACCACCACAGCATTGACTACAAGGGATGCTAATGCCTCAGTTAGGGACGCAGGTACTGAAGGGTTAACCTCTTTTGCTTTTGACAGTGCCCTAAATACATTAGGTGCCGCTGGTAGACTTGCCGCTAAGATACCATATGCAGGAACTGTAGTATCAAATACTGCTAGTACTATCGATAAATGGATCATTGGTGGTTTTGCGAAATTAAATGGGGGAACCGCAGATCCTAAAATGGCAGAAGCATTAGGTGGATTCCGTGATCGTGAGGTAATGACTAGGATTGGAGCAGATGGTAAACCTATTGAATTCACTGTTAGAAGCGAGGTTGCTGATGCACTAAAACCAGTAACTGATGCTGATGGGATACCTATCCAAAATATCACACCCTTTGCTGAGAGAATCATCAGAGAATCTAGTGATATCCCTGCCAATGTAAAGGAAAATCTATTGAGGAATATTGCAGGTAAGAACGCAGAATATGTGATTGGAAGCAAAATGCTATCACAAGCAACTGAAACAATCGATGGTTTGAAAACTAAAATGATAAATGAACTAACTGCATCTGGATCACCACAAAGTGCAATCGATAATATCCGTGCAATGCCATATGATCAATTTATCAACAGTTATATCAAGAAAACAAGAGCAATCGCTGGTCAGAAAAAATTGGCAGATGATATCAACCAACTACAGATCTGGATGGATAACCCCAATACAAAAATCAAACCATCGGATATCTTAACAGGTCAATGGGTCAAAAACAATAAATGGATGAATGATAACATCTCTTCTAATGTGGATGATATGGATATCTATATCCGAAATGAATTGCAAAAAAGAAACCCAAAAACAGTAAAAGAATATTTCGAGGAAAATAATAAAATCGCTCAAGAGATGAGGATCAGGACACTCAATAGTTCCTCCAAAGAAAAAGATTTGATCTATCAAAATATCGATAAACTTGAAATCGATTTGAATCGAGTACTACCTAAAGACCGTACAGTATCTCAAGAGATTAAAGAAATAATTGGTAATAATCCACTATCTACTGGTATTGCCGCTGGTTTTGCTATGGATTCCGTTGCAACTGGTGGGGTCGCTACTGGGGTATCTTTGCTCATCAAAAACATGGCAAGAGAGAACCCAAAGGTATTAGTTGAGAAATTATCCTACCTATCACAACTTGGGAAAGCAAAGACAATGCAAAAATATGACTCTGCTGGAAATTATGGTATTGGTATTGAGGGTGGTATGTCCCCTGAGATGATTATGGCAGGGAAAGCATACCTGCAAAGTCGTGAAGCAAGTGATTTGCTGAGATATCTTTCTCAGAATGTACGTAGACAAACTATGGAACCAGATTTCAAAGAACGAACAGATCGATATGTCGGAAAACAAATTGAGAAAGTCAAAAACAAAATGAAACCTAATGATGCTCCACTAGATGAAAAACTACCTCAAAGTGGTTCAGCAGAAGAGATAATGCGTAGGAAAGCAATGCTATTAAAAAAATAAGGGTGAGATTACTCCCACCCTTTTGATAATTATTAATTATTAATTATTCAGGATTCTCTTGGTCTTCCTGACTGAGGATTGTCTCGTCGCTTAGTAAAGGACAAATTAGAGTGATGAAACAATCCTCTAATGCCTTCTTCCGTCTCTTGAGTTGATAGAGCAATCTCATGTGCAAGTTGAATGTAATTTCGATTAAAATGAAATCTAGTCGAATATTTCTCCTGCCATTTCTTTTTCATCTCCTCCATGAAATCACTAGGGGTTAGTCCTGTTAATTCCAAAAACTTATTAGCAGTTTTTGCTTTTATCCCACCAACATAAAAACTATCCAACCAATTGTTGAAATTAGTCCTCAAATTCTGTGTGATTTTAAACTTCGGACTATTTTTATACAAGTCTCTCCGTGCCTTATTATTGCCATCACGATTCTCCTTTGGATGTTGTATCTGCCATTCCCTACTAGATCTAGCGGATACCCTCCTAGTTTCCTCGACTCGACAATTATCGCAGTATTTCCTATTAGCATGGACCTCCATGATCTCACCACATACTGCACAATTCTTTAATACCTTTCTCATAAATATCCTCCTTATTGGTTTTATGATTTGAAGATTATTTTTAATCTTCAATAGTATTTATATAAAATGAATTGTCACTTATTTTTAGTATGAGACAATAGTGTATCATGTGAGAAAAACATATAGTTATTTCTCTTGAGATGAAAACATACAGATGGGAGGAACTGTATGTCTATTCACTCCAAATAAGATGGAATGAAAAAAAGGGGTTGCACTAAATTTACATTAACTTAAGGAGGTTTCAGAGATTTCAGTGTGCAACCCCTTAACACTAATTATATATATTTATCAAATTTTTACAACTAGATTTTTCTAATCCCATAATAATC